GTCTACGGTCCCGGCGACGACAGCGTCATCGCATTCACACCGTTCGGTATCGAAAACCTGCGAGAGCTCATCGAAATGGACCGGCACAGCGCGCGCTGACCGCGTGCGGCCCACGCCGGATGCTTACGAAAGGCCCGAGCCTGAAGTTAAAACTCTCGTCCAGCGCGTTCCAGAGAGATTACGAGAAAACTACAGGTCTTATCTCGAAAACGTCGGCACCTTCGCCATTGAGGATGCCATGAAAGCATATAGCCGAGGGAGAGTTGCGACTATAGTCGAAGACCTCGGCAACCCGAGCGATATTTTCTCACACAAACACGAACCTTTACATACCCCTATGGCATATGACCCCAAGAACCCCCAGCACCCCCTCGACAAGTGGTGGGAGCGAAACAAACGCAAGTTCGTCCTCCTACCATTTATCGCTGGCGCCGGGTTCATGTGGTTCTACGCTGCGCTTATACGTATCGCAGTGGACGTCATGCCATTATGGAAGCTAGTCGCCGGTGCGGTCTGCCTTACGATCCTGATCGGCACATTCGCTGAAATGATGCAAGGATACTTCAGGAACACTGACGACGATTAACGCGCGAGCTGCTCCCGTCCATATTGGTCCCCAGAAAGAGCAAGTGGGTTAACCATGCGCGCAATAGCGAGCGCATCCGCATCCTTCAGCGGCTGCCCTTCCATCGCTTTTTGCACAAGGACCAGCGCTCTTTCAGCCTCCGGTCCGCGCTTTTGGGTCAATGCCGTTGCAATCTCTTCGAAAACCTTTGTCTTGCGCTCTTCAGGCAGGTTTCTCCCGGCCCCTGTGAGGAATGACACGACCTTTTGACCCGAACCAATGATGTCACCAGACGCCAGCGCTTCAACGGCGTTCGGTGAGACAACATCCTTCACTTCATCCTGAATCGCTTGCCGAACTGCGGTCTTCGAGTTTTGAGCCATCATCGCGCGTAGTTCGAATGCCTGGGTGATCTGATCGATCGACTTAAAGACCTCTCTCGCGTCTTTTTCGCCGAGAATCTGGCTGAGCTTTTCCCGATTGGCGCGCGAAGAAAACATCTTAATAGCGGCCATAGCTTCTCGCGCGTCGGTATTGCCGTCAGTGATCGTCCGTCGTACGTGACTGACCGAGTTTTCAACGAACTGACGGACGCCCAACTTAGCCGCCTTCTGTGTCTCCTTCGTGGCATCAGACATCAGGTCGGCGACATCCTCTATGGTTGTAGTGGGCGTGAACAGCCGCTCCCCCATCCGGAAAGCTTCTTCCTCACTGATTTTATCGCCGCCCAGACGAAGGGCTCTCTTGTATGACGGCACAGCTTCCGTCATTGCATCTCGCAGAGAACGTGACAGGTTCTTCGCACGACGCCCCTTGGCAGAAATCTTGCCTGTGAGCGCGTCTGTCTCGCTCTGCGCAATGCCTTGAAGTGCCTGTTTGATCTGATCAAGCTGTTGGACGTTGGGCATTTCTCTGAACGTGACTGCACCATCGTCGGCAATCTCAGCCATAATCTGCTGGTTCTTCTTGCCCTCAGAGATCATCGCCTCGTTGGCTTCATCAATTGCAGATTTCAGCGTCTTCGGCGGGACGCGCTCCAAAACAGCCTCAACAGAGCGCCCCTTATCGCTGGCGTAGTCGATTGGTGACGACATCGCCCTGTCATATGCCTCCTTCCGGGCGGCCGCCGATTTCTGTGCTATATCTTTGTGCACTGCCCTGCGGCCTGTCGGCTTACCAAACGTTTTGTCGAAGGTTTCCTGCAGCTTCGGAGCCATGCGGGATAGGCGGCCATCTACTGCGTCTTGGCTGATACGCTTTGCCTGCCCCCCGGCCTGAGAAACCGCGTCCAGCATAGCGCCCGCAGCCGGACCGGCATCCGCAAGCATCGCTTCATCGCCAAGCTCAGTCAGAATTTTCCGCGCCTTTGTCAGGTCCTCTCCGGCCAAGGCATTCTTAAAGGCTCGCGCAGCCGGTTTTGAAAGGCCAAACTCGTGACTGATCGTAGAAAGGTCGAGCTTCTTATAACGTTTGGCAAACGCCTCTACGCCATCCGCGGCCAAGCTACCTATTCCTGCGAAACCCCCTCCCAGGATTCCACCTACTACGGCCCCTTTCTCAGCGTTCTCAAGCCGTCCCTCGCCGCTCTGATCACCAGCGCCATAGATGGTCCCCTCAACGGCGCCCGTCGTCGCCCCTGCGATAGAAGACAGGGTTGCCTTCATCAGCGCTGAGCCCGGGATCATGGCGGCGGCCCTCGGAAGCACGGCGGCCCCCATACCCACCGCTCCGGTGATGCCGCCACCAAGGCTTAGAGCCAGGCTTTCGTTTGGATTTTCCTCGCCCATGGCTTGCGAGGTCGCGCGAACGGCGGAAGCCGCGTCCTCACCCCCAATCGCGCCAACAGCCTCATCGAGATATGAGCCTACGAACGGAGTACCTTCGACAAACTTAGTCAGACGCGCTGCTACGGGGTTCTGTGCGATAATGTCTTGGTTCATGCCGGATCGATAAGCTTCGGCGGGCGTGGCACCCTCCATAATAGCCGCGATGCGTTCTGGGTCGGTGGTGGAATAGCTGGGAGACGTGAAGCTCTTATTGCCGTCTCTGTCTGAAAGGATACGACCGCCGTCCTTCGTCGTGGCAAGCAGCGTATACCCGTCGGGGAGAGATGTATCCTGACCAGAGGTCGCACCATCTTCAACGACTGGTGCCTGCTTCCACCGCGGCGTTGGAGTGGTAGGTTCTCCCGAAGGCGGTTCGTCCACGATCGGGGCTTCCATCCAACGAGGCTTAGATGCCTCGGGCTTAGCCGCAGATACCTCTGCCCTTTCCACAATCGGCGCGCTCATCCAGCGAGGTTTCGGTTCGTCAGTCGGCTCAGCCGGCGGCATTGTGTTCTGAACCATTTCAGCGTCTTTCCAACCAGCCATTATGGCTTCCTCCGTGTTGATCCGTCCGGGCCGGTGAACATCGCACCAGATGGAAGGGCGTCATACTCTTCGTCGCTGTTGATCACTGGGGGCTCCTGTGAGCCCTGCGGTTCACGTACTCCCTCGACTGCTTGTTCTTCATCGTTAGAGCCTTCAGCCAATTCTTCGGCTGCACGAATAAGCGCTCTGTCCCGAGCAAGCATCTGAGCGGGGGACATCCCACTTTCCAGCGCATTGACGGCCCGAATTCGAGCTTCCCGCTTAGCTTTAAGAACCGGAGGCTTATCATTGTATTGGGGGAGATAAGTTTTGCCGTAGCTGTTGGTTTCGGCTTCTGTGATCGCCGCCCCGGTATCTTTGCGAAGAATGGCCTGTAGGAACTCAAGACCAGCCTGCTCTGCTACCTGATAATCTGGATCTTGTAGGCCGCGTCCAAGGCCGTAGGGCACTGCGCCAGAAAGGCGATCAGCCCCGCTGGAAAGTGTATCGACCACCGGCTCTAGAACCTCTAAGGCGCCGCGCGCTCTGGTCGAGTATACGTTGTCCTTGGACTGTCCTTCGGTGAATTTCTGGCTTCCCCCGCCGACCTGGATAACTGAGCCATCTGGCGAGGTTACCGAAACCCCGTTGCCCTTTTTGGCCTGAGCATATTCAATCCGGCTAAGAGGTTCGCGACCGGCCTCCACCTCATCCCTAACGTAACGAGCATACTCATCGGGTGCAGGGTCAAGAACAGACGCCGCCTGCTCTTCTGTCAAGTGCCCAGCTTCCACATCGCGCGCCACCTTACCCTGCGTCGAGAGAGGCGCAGGCTTTCCGGCAACCATCTTCTCAACGGCCATACTGGGCGAAGTTAGCAAAGTGAGTTCCCGCATGATCTCATCGACGTCATCGAACCTTTTTTCGAACACGTTTCCGTCGCCATCGCTGTACACGGCTATACCGCCAATGGGGTTGCCTTGGGCGTCGGTGATAAACCTTGTTGCCTCTTCATCCACGGTTAGGCTCGGGTCCATCGTCCCTGCCCGCTTCGCGGCTGAAAGCGAGTGTTTAATCACTCCATCAAAATCACCGAGGTGATAAGCGGCTGCGGCTCGGGCATTGTCCAGAATAACTTCACGCCCGATCTGGCTATCCACAAACTCCATGTAGGCCATCGCCTTCTCGGGTTCGCCTCGCTCCATATAGAATTTCACGGCGTTGTTCGAAATCTCTCGATAATGATCGACGTATTCGGATTCTGCGCGTTTCATTTGTTTCGGGGTGTAGTTTTGCCCAGCTGGAAGGCCAAGAACGGCACCAGACTTGTGCGCCAACTCTAGCGTTTGTTGCGCTTCGATTGTGGCGGCACCTATTGCAGTGTCGCCTTCAAGGTTATCCTCCCCCTCACCTCCGGCCAGAGGTTGAAGCGGCTCCTCTGGAATAGCCCCCATGGATGTTAAAGGAGAGCCGTCGGTGCTTCCTGTTGGCTGTTGTGCAGTTTGCGGAACAGCAATACTTCCGCCAGAGCGCGCGCTACCGGGCGCGGTGTTGCGTAGCACCTGATTAGTGCGTTCACGTGCCGCAGCAACGCGCGTTGCAAAGTCTGCATCGCTTTCGCCAGGCACGGTTACCGGGACAGTGTTGCCATGTTCTGTGGGCTGTGGTGCAACTGATGGGGCAAGTGCGCCGAGGCTCAATTCAGGCCGCGCAGATACAGACGGATGGCGTTGGGACGGAGACACATCGGCGCCACGCTCGACAACCCCGAGAGGGTAGGATCTCGGACCCACCCTAGGGTCAACAGCCCGCCCACCCTGAGCCGTGGCAGGATTAGCTGGAACAGCGCCTAACTCCCTTGCTTGTTCCAGCCTCTCGGCCTGACCTCGCAAGAACTCCCGCTCCTGAGCCTCTCGCGCGTCTTTCTCTGCGCGCTTTGCAGCCTCGTACTCATACTCATCCATCTGATTACTGTGAGCAGCGGCGGCGCGCGCTTCGCGGCTGTCACGCAACCCAGACAACTGCTCATACTCAGCCATCTGCGCGCCGTGCTTTTCCTCTTTGAGAGCGTCTAAACGCTCCTGGCGCGCGCGATCTAGTTCGCGATCTTCTTTCTCATCGCGCCAATCTCTGCCTTTGAAATATCCATCAACGAAGCCTGATACTATCGAAACCATGGGACAATCTCCTTACACCGGGCCGACGCCCATGGGGCGCAGCTTTGCGCCAAATTTTAACTTCTCGTTTCCCAGAACCGAGTCCAATTGAGCATCGGAAACACTTGCAAATTCTGGCCACTGCGCCCGCATCGTGGCTCGATCAGACGCAGTGGGTCTGGGTGCTTCCGCATGTCGCTGCGGCAATTCAATGGATCTCGCGATTGAGCCTACGCTACGCTCGTAATTTGGGTCTGTAGCGTATCCAGAGCGTCCGAGCGCCGCCAACTGACTATCCAGGTCCTTGGCGGCCAGCATGGGCTTATATCGAGGGTTTGCTTTCAGGAAAGAGCCGTACCCATCAACGCTTTCGCCCATATTCTGATAGCCACGGAAGCTGTCATTGATCCGGATGGTTTTCCCGTTGATGACTTCGTTCGTCGCCATGGTGTTACCACCCGCCTTACCGTGCGACTTAATACCGAAGTAGTTATTGCCCGGAGCGGACTTACCCCAGCCAGTTTCTTGCGCTGCCTGCGCGATGATAAGGCGCGGGTCCAACCCGGTTTCTTCTGAGACGCGAAGAGCATGGGGCATCATCGCTTCAATAAAGTCTTTTTTTCCGACAGGACGGTCCGGTCGGGCCCCCAAAGGCATTGGCCGGGGTTCGGAGGAGCTACTCGCCAGTACATCGTTGCCAGCACCGCCCGCCAGCTCGTCGTCACCGTCACCCATGGGGATGAACGGCGGTGTACCCGTGCCATCGTATCCGCCTTGTGAGCTTACCTGGGGGATTGCGCCCATGCTTTGAAGCACGTCGAGATATTTGTCCTGACGCGCGTTTTCCTCAGAGCGCAGCTTGCTATCCTCTTTGCGCGACGTGGCACGATCTAGCCCTTCGCTGAACCCCCCAAAGAAACCGCCGCTCATTTCGACTTCCCTTTCGCTAGCTTGTCGACCTTCTTGTCGAGCTCTTGCACCGCTCCCAAGGTCACGCCCATCATGGAGATAGGGTCGATGGACTTGCCATCGCCCTTCCCGGTCGCCTTGGCGAAGTCTTCCGCGTAGGGGCCGATGTGACGCCCACCATCAGCGATCCCATCCCGATACTTCCAATCGCCCACAGGCATCTTGCGGATCGCGCCAAGGCTACCTGTGGCGGGCTTCATATCCTCTTTGACCTTTTTGGAGGACATCATTGGCAGCAAGGTGGCCCCTAATTTCGAGGCTCCCGCGATGGAACCAAGTGCATTGCCCACGCCATTCCACATTTTCTGATTGCCACTCCATGCACTCATCTGTGCGTCGTGCTGAGCGCCCAGGATGCTTGCCTGCTGGCCATATCCCTTCATTGCCCCACCGAACCCGGACTGCGCGGCCCCGTTGGAAAGCCCCATCGATGTGCCGGGGTTCACGGCCATGCCCTTACCCATGTTGATGGCGTTTGTCCGCATACCGTCTGCCTTGGCCTCGTCTTGCAAGATAGACTGACGGCGGCCCATGTTCGCCGCGCCAGCGGTCGCAAGTGCCTCGGCAGAGCCTTGTGATGTCGCCAGAGCCTCACTGCGACCGGCATCAGGTCGAACTCCCATAGAACGCAGGCGCCGGTTATCAGCGTCCCGTTGCATAGAGAATTGCTGCCGCACGTCGGCAACGGCCTCAGAGGCTCGCTGGTCAGCGTTCAGGCCGATCTTGGCGGGGTCTTGAGCCGCAATAGCCTCAGCGGCATATTCAGCCTCCATCGGCGCGTATGTCTTCTCATACCGCGCCCGATCATCCTCGGCCCACTTGTTCGTGATCTCGGCCTGATCCTTCATGAAAGCCATCATTTCCTTGCCGGTTTCAGCCGACATCTTTGCCGCTTCGCCCATCTGCGGATCAGGTTTCGGTGCGCCGCCCCCGCTCATGCCAAGTCCTCCCGGTATTGCTCAAGAGTTTCGTGGTGGGTGAAGAAGTGGCGCACCTCCATGCTGACCGCGCGCATGTAATCGCGGCCACGGGTCAGGTAGATCACGAAGGCGATAAGCTCGGCGTACCAGTCGCGCAGGACGTAGCTGAACACCTTGTCGTTCTCACTGCCCTGCTCAAGCTCATTGGCATCGAGCCAAGCGTTGATGCCGGTAATCATCACCGCCGCAAGCTCGTTGCGGTAATTGGCAAAGAAGGGGTTGAGCGGCAATTCTGTCATGACGGCGAACAGAATGCGCGTCAGATCGGCCTTTGTGACCTCTTTGTCCCCATCCCACAGGTCGTCGATCACTTCGCAAAGGTCGAAGAATTGCAGAAGAAATCCGACGGCTTGGTCATTGCCAACCCACTCGCGCAGTTTTCCGTCTCGGATGTCGCGCCATTCGGGTGTGTCGAACGCGGGGCGCGTGGGTATCGTGTCAGGCTGTGCCATCATAGTCTCCGTGGATAGACTTGGGCCGCACGTCCTGCGCGATATGACCTAATCGGCGGTCAGTGACAGGACAATAGCATCTTCACCGCCTGTTACGCTAGGGCGTTTGCGATACTCGAAAGCGAAGCCCGCCTGGAGGCAAGCCACCTGACCAGCGATGTTGCGCTCGGGCAGTGTCGCATTGATAGCTTTCAGGTCCAGCATCTTAGGGTGAAAGGCGAGCTGCTTGTATCCGTCGAGCACTTCAGGCCGCATCGGGGCGCCGATAGGCGCTAGATGCACCTCGGCCACGCCACCGGCGAAGTTCTGAAAAACTGCGATGCAGGACACCTCGCCGCTGTCCTCCATTGCACCGAATGCGATGGCGTCTTTGTGCCATCCCGGTGCGCCTGTGAGGTTCATTGCAGCTTCGAGCATGGCGTCTTGGTTAGCTTTGGTCAGTTTCAAAGGCATGGCAGGCCCCTTCATGGTTACTTGTAGTCAGTGTCAGCCCAGATGGCGTTGAACATTTCTATTGCTGTGTATGGGTCTTCGGTCTTGCTAGGGATGTCGCGGCTGTCTTGGCGCTTCTGTCGCAAGGCTTGGCTTTCTTCTGGTGTCAAAGGGTAATCACCGCTCACCATGAAATCCGTCGCCTCTAGCTTTTTCCGGCGCATCTTTCGGAAGGTGAACCATGCGCCAGCACGGATCTTCTGTAAACGGGCTTGCTTTCCCATGGGGACGATCTTGCCATGCTCCACCCGCTCGCTTTCCGGGTCTGCTTTCCCATGAACGATGCTGTATCCCGGCATCCCCGGCGCGGGCCCTTCTGGGACCAACTGCGTGTTCGGCGCACCTACCACAGAGACGATTTTTCCCGTCTCATCTTCCGCTATGACATAGTATTTGCTCATTTCTTTCGAGCCATCACGTTGAGGTAGCATTGCGCGCTGATGTCGGCGTCCAGTCCTTTCCACTCAAAACGGACTGTTCTCCACCCCGCAGCACCATTCAGGAACATATGGTTTCCGCTTGGGTAGTCGTTCATCGCGTCCATGTATGGGCGCTCATGCATGAGTGTTGAGTTAATCTTGATCCTGAAAGCCCACTGCGAAGGGCCGGCATAGCCTTGCTCAAGGCTCCACCACACATAGATGTAGTCGAGCGTGTCCATGTATATCATGGCGGATGCTGCAAGTTGCCAAGTGTCGTCCCCTTCCACTCGAGAACCGATAGCCGTTGCCGGGACGGTGACTGCCTCTCCGGCGATTTGCAGGGTATCAACGGCTAGGTTCTTAATTTTGCCTGTATCGACCGCTAAATCCTTGATGTGCGCGGTATCGATCGATGCATTGGCGATGTTGGCTTGGTTGACCCACAAATCCTGCGCATGAACACCTGGCGGAATATAGACCCCATTGACGGTGCGCCCGGTCGGGTAAACTGCAAAGGGCGTATAGTCCCCCTCGCCACTGGTATTGACCACACGCAGAGATGCATCGCGGATGATGAAGTCCGCAACAGGTTCCCCATTCCGTATCTGGTGGATAAGGCCTGCGCCTGTGATGTGGCCATTGAGGTCATGTTCAATACCCCAGACCTGATCTATCCCGCCCATCTGCTCAACGAGGTAGCGCGATTCCGCGTCAATTGCAGCAAACTGACTTTGTATTTTCTTGGTTAGACCTCCGCCATACTGGGCGTTGGTTCTGGTAATGACCTCTTTCAAAGAGGTGCGCAGCTTCTCCAGATCGCGAAAGCGAACCGCATGGTCTTCCTTGTTCCCACGGGTGCCAGCCAGAACCTCGGCGTTGTTGAGGGTGCGTTCTTCAATCGGGTCGCGGCGTTTTACCGGTGGTTTCTCCCGCCGAGGCTGCTCTTGCGGGAAAGAAACGCCTTCCCATGGGCTCAGATCATCCGCCATTACCCACCTACCAACTCTGCAATATCGGTTGCGATGCTGATGGCCGTGACTGCCGCATAGCCTTCGATCTCAACCTCCCATTTCTCGGCTAAGAAGCCTGATGGGAGCCGTTCAGCCGTGTTTGTCGTCGTGAGGGTGTGAACAAGGGCGCCGTCCGCATAGACCCGGACGGTGCAGTCAGGATCGCTCGGGGTCGCTTTGGTTTCTGTAACCTCGTCGGTTTCAACCAGAATTGCCCCGAAGTTATCATAGCCCGGTAGGTGGTTAATCTTGCTGCGCCATTTCTGCTTTGCCACGGTGCCGGGCAGTTTGGGGTCAAACTGCTTGATAACGCGCGTGTCATTGATCTCGGTATAGTAGAGCGCGCCGTCGAGCGGGTCGAAGTAGAGTAGCCCGGGCGTCATGTCACCGCGAATGTAGAACGGCTGCTCATTGCTTAGATCGATGATGCCGAATTCTGTCTCATTCGCAGCAGAGCCAATGCGACGGAAGCTGAAGACATAGCGTCCGTTCAACTGCTCGGCCCGCATGGTGTCCGGTTGCATTTCGCGCCACTGCTGTTCTGTGAAAAGGTTGCGCGACCGGACTTCAGCCCCATTCTGGTTAATAACCACCAATCCCTCATGAGACGCAAAGGCCGCTGAATAACCAAGGTCAACGATGCTGTGGGCATTGAGGCATGGCAAGGTGCGCTCCATCTTCTCCATTACCATCAAGCCAGGGTCGCTACCATGGATGAGGTATGGTGCCCCTTCCGTCATGACGGCGACATAGGCACCGAAGGCGGCAAGACCCACGATGTCGGTGTCTGTGGTTAGGCGATACTTCTCAGGCCACGCATGAGGCTTGTATGGCTCACAGAACATGACCTCTCGACCAGCATGGGCCGCCATCAAACCATTGGGCAGAGCAATGAGGCCCATCATGTCGGAGTCGGGCCGGTCATAATCGATGCTGGTGATAGGTTCGTTCAAAATCTGCTGAAAATCGTCCGTTTTCGTGCCCGCGCTGCCAGACGAAAACTCCGTGAGGAAGTAATAGTCGGTGATGCCGCTTAGGCTGGTCTTTGAGCGATAGACGCGGATACGATCCACGCCTCGGCCTGATTGCACAGGTGCGGCCACGGTATAGCTTACCGTCGACAAAGGTCCGACTTTCACTAGATCGGAAGGGGGCGACGGGGCGCTCTCTTCGTCAAACTCGGTGACATAGGTGTAGACGTAGGTGACATATTCCACCGCGACCGCATCATCGCCCTTTTCAACCGGAGCTTTGCCCAGATCGGGAAAGTACCAAAACTGGTCAGTGATAGTGGCATCACTCAAGGGACCGTGGGTGCCTGCCGAGTATTCCACGTCGAGGATCAGGCCAAAACGGCCAGTCTCCCCGGATGGTTGCTCAGGGTCGTTGCGGTACACCCGGATCTTAGTTGTTCCGGCGGGCAAAACCATGTTGTGCAGCACCACATACTCACCATCGATGCGGTAGATGCTGGCCGGTGCTGAAGCAACAGTTTCGCCACGGTCTGTCACGGCACTGTATCGGTAGTAGAACTGCTCGTCCTCTGAACCTTCAATCGGTGTCGTGTCTACGGTCGTGTAAAGGCTCGGCGCCCCTCCCGTTTCTACCGAAGATGCTGTGGCTGTAGGAGGATTATTGGGCGGGGCAAGGCTCAGGGCATAGTCTGTGCCACTTACCCGCATCTTGGGGCTTCCCTCCCCAGTGAAATACAGACGATCCTGCGCAACTGGCCCCACCGTTGCCTTCACATTGGATTGCGTGAAGCCGATGAAATCGCCGTTGAATTTCATGAACGTATTGGGTGCGGTGGCGAAGGTGTGGGCGGTTGTCGCGGCCTTAATCGGGCCGATGGTGCCATCATCCAGCCGTGTATTCTCGGCCCGCTGCGCATAGTTCACCGGAATAAGGCGCGGGTGAACCCGTGGGATTTCGCCTTTGAAGTTGGCCTTGCGAATGATCATGGCTTACATCCACCGGGGCTTCACGCGCAGGGGTGCGCGTTGCTGGCCACGCATGTTCGAGCTGAAGTGTGTACGGCAAGCCTCCTCGAAGTGATCTTTGTGCATTGCAGCGGCCTCCAGGTCGGTGAATGGCTGGTTCTTTGTCGACAGGATGCGCCATAGCGCGCCATCAGCGAGGGCTGTGGCGTATTGCGTGACCATGAAGTCAGGCAGGACATTGTAGGCATCAGAAAGCGGCGCAGTGGAATCAAGCCCTACCGCTTGCCCATGTCGGGGCTTGAGAAAGCAGGAGACGCGCAGCCGGCCCCGCTCGAATGGATAGACCGAGACGGTGCCGGGGCTGATCTGGGTGATGTATTTTGCCGCGCCCTCATTAGCCTCGCCCGTCAACTCGTCCGGCTCGACATCAGTGAACTGCGTTGGCGTAAGAGGATTGCCGTTCAGGGTAGCTTCTTCAAACTCATGGATCGTCGCGTCGAAAGGCGCGATCATGCAGCCCTTGCTGCTTCCGAGGTTGACGGTCAGCAATTGCCGCCAGCATCGGGTGCGCTCACAAAACTCAATCACGGCCAGACGCGCCATGAACTCCGCATAGGGCAGCGGTACGGTTGCTGCTTTCGGCAGGATATAGGGCAGCAGGTCGGAAATCGGGACAGTCGTGGTGTAGGACATGACTTATCCCTCCGAGTTTGCGGCCGCCAGCGACATGCCGTTTTCTGATTGTGAGAAGGATGTGACGGAGTTGCGGAACAACTCGAAATGCGCCTGCGCGCGCGCGGCGGACCCTGCAAGGCGCGCGTCCTTCGCATAGGCCCGGTAGAGGACATAGTTCACCAGCGGGTTCTTGTAGATGTCCGGCACGTCTACGTCGTCGTTGTAGCTGCCACCGGGGCTTGGTGTGGGATATGCGCCTACCACGGCTTCGATCATGCCTGTGCCGTCGTTTCCGGGCGCAACGTAGAACACATTGGGATCGGCAATATCGTGGATCACATGCACAACGGTTTTGGAGTGCGGGATTTTAGACGGATCCTGCCAGCCCGGGATATGGCTATCCATGATCGAGCGCGAGTCCAGACGGCGGATCGCCATGCCACCCGTGTTCGCATCGACCATATTGCGCGAGACACGGGACAGGATCGTGTACTCTGGGGGCAAGGTTTGAAGTGTGCCTTCCTCAAGCTCAAGGTTCACCGTCTTAGATACGGCGTTAGGCTTGAGCGTCACTATCTCGCGCAAGCCATCATTCAAGTAGCCGTGAAGCTCTGCTTGTGGCCATCGAACGTGGCTTGCGTCCTGTAGTGTGATCGACGCGCTATCCAGCACGTCTATGCTTTTGAATGTCACCCGGTATCTCCGTCAGTAAAGGAGGCCGGTTTTTAGGCGGCTCCGGCCTTGTCTTCGCGCGCGGCCTTAATCTGGGCGCGCATGGTGTCGTCTTTGGCTTGTGTGTGAGGCTTGCGGCCTACTTCTTCCTCGAATGCGGCGCGCAGCTGGTCGGTGTTCATGTCGTCAAGCGCGGTATCGCCTGCGGGCTTGGCGGGCTGCTGCGGCGCTGTGTCCTTCTCGGGCGCTTTCGGCTCGTTGCTGCCTGCTTCTGGCTTGGTCTGCTGGCCCTGCTCCTGCTGCGGTGCCTTGGCGGGCTCTGTCGGCGTCTGAGGCGCTGGTGCGGCCCCCATGGGCGTGGCCGGTGCAGAGGTCGCGGCATCATCGCGCAGCAGCTTGTAGCCCTCGGGGATCTGCAAGAACCGCTCAACGTGGTCGGGGTTTGCCACCGGCGCGACCTGACGGCCTTTGTCGTCGTCAATGAAGTGGTATTTGGTCCCGTCCAGCGTCACATGCGTACCGCCCTTGCGGTAGAGGATGGAATGGATGATTGCGGTTGTTGCGGTAGACATGGCAGGTGCCTTTCTGTGAGGGGTTACGATCAGCCCGCGCTTATGGTGAGGCGCGGGCTAACCGGACAATGAGCGGCCTTACGAGGTCGCTTCGATCAGGACGTGCAACTTCTTGGTCGCGCCAGCCGTGATCTCGGTCGCGGTCTTCACGCCGATGGAGACGGGGCTTTCACCGTTCTCTGCAAGCGCGGAGAGGGCGATAAGACCCGTAGAGCCGCCGGTGTTGGCCGCCACACCGTCAATCAGCGCGTCGTCACTGGTGCGCGAACCATCGAGCGAGCCGGGGGTGCCCGACATCAGGCCGATGTCGAGGGCGTTGGTGCCGATGTTCTCACCGATGAACTGGAAGCCGGTGATACGGCCATAGGGGAACAGCGGGAACAGTTCGAGGATGTCGGTAGCGGCGAGGCCTTCGGTGAAGGTGTGAGTGAACATATACTTGATCACTTCGCCTTTGCGGTGAGGGTGCGGCACCGGTGTGCGGGCGTTCCCTACGAAGTATTGCGATTGCTTGATAGCCATTGGACTGTCTCCGTTCTGGCGTTGAAAGGGTGAGAGGCGCCGCTAGGGCGCCCCATCAATGGCTCAGTTCGGGTTCTTACATGCGGTGTCGAGCGCGCAGACACCGAAGTCGAGGTCATTGAACCGCGTCTTCTTGATGCCCGCGATCAAGCCGCAGTAGATTTCGATCTGGTTGTCGGCGTCGGTCATTTTCTCGACCCACGACATCCGGGCACCGTTGCCGCCGGAGCCGTATGCAACCACACCGGCCTGACGGCCCAGCAGGAGCGCGCGGCCCGCGTCAACATCACCGCCAGCACCGTAGTCATTGAAGCGGCGAACCGATTCATGCTCATGCAGGACCATGTTGTTGACCATACCCAGACCACCTTTGCAGATGGGCGAGTTGCGGCCTTCCGAGGTGGCGAGTGCCTGACTGATCTTTGACCAGGACAAGTCGCCGGTTTCCACGCGCATGTCGTAGGCTTGGAAGGGCGACATCAGCACCACGAACCGTTTACCGCCTTCCACATTGACCGGGCTCATGCGAACCACATTCGGGTTCACCGCGTTCATCATGGTTGGCTTCACGGCCACACGCTCAAGGAACGCGACGTTCATCTTGTCGGTTGCCGTAATGGTCGCCTTGGATGTTGCCGAACCTGCATACAGCATGTGGTCGGCGTCAGGCGCATGAAGCGGGTTGCCTGCGAACGCTTTGTCGAACACGCCATCTTGGTTGATGGCGGTAAAGCCAACGTCACCGGAGAGGTAGCAGAAGTAGCCTTCATCCATCCACTGGGCGACATACTCGGAAGTACGGTCGCGGGCGATGCGGCGCAGGTTGTGCAGTGTGCGCTTGCGCGACATGCGGCCCGCAGCAGATGCACCCTTACGGGCTTGGTCGATCTTCACCTCGTCGGTGTAGAACGTCAGGCTTTCAGCCGAACCTTCGACGCGGTTATCACCCAGTGTCATGCCACCGCGCAGGCGCATGGACAGGTCGAACTGGATGGTGTCACCGGCTTCATCTTCGAGCTCAACCTTGCGCTCAACGATGTTGTTTTCACCTTTGCCGATGAATTTGGTCCAGTAGGACTGCTTTTCGGTATCTGTTGCGAGCGAAGTAGCCCAGCGACGGACTGCTTTCGGGTCGTTAACCCCAACCACAGTTTGCATTAGAACGTCTCCTTAGAGTCAAACTTGAGAATGACCCAGGCACGTCCTGCGCTTGGTATATGAACGCTGTTTACCACGCTTTAGGCGATCTTATCAACCTTCTTGGGCGGGGGTCTGAACGATGCTGCCCGCGCGCCTTACGATGGTCTTGTGGCGGGGGGCATCGACCACGATGCTCAACACCCCCTCTCCCGACCGAACCATGCGGATGATCGTATCATCGCCAACAGCAATCTCATGCGGGATGTGATTGTCTTTGGCGGTCAGTTTGGTCTTCCACATGGTCCTAGCCCCCTCAGACTTCTTCCAAGAAGCGTTCTTGCTGCTCGGGTGTCATGCTGTCGAAGGCGTTTTCGGCGCCAATCGGGTCTTTCATGATCTGCCGATCGATGGCGGCGAAGCGGCTGTCTTCCACCTCGGCGCTGGTGTCGCTGTTGAAGTCGGCCAGCGTCTGCGGTGCCTTGGGCTTCTCGCCCTTCTTCACCTCCAGCTTTTCCTCGGGCCCCTTGTCCTCGGCTCTTGCCTCGCCTTTGGCCGCCGGTGGGGCGATCTCAAGCGGTTTGCCGTTACGGGCCTCGTATTCCGCAGCGTAGAGGCGGTGCGCCATCTTGATCTGAGCATCGCGGCTCAGGTCGGCATAGGCTTGGTTGCCTGTCACAGCGCGCAACTGGCGGTCCCATCCTGCAAGGTGGTCGTCGTTCCAAAGATCGGGCGCGGCCTTCTTGTAGGCTTCCAAGCGGTTGTACCAGTGTTGCTGCTGGCTCTGCACCGCCTGCTGCACGGCGTTCTCGGCGGCTGTGACAATGGCTTGCGCCTGTGTCTGCTCTGCGATGATAGCCTTTTGCTGCTCACGGTATTCCTCCGAGGTCAGGTCGCCGTCGTCATACTTCGTCAGAAGTGCCTCCAAGGCTTCATCACCGGCGGCGATCTTCGCCTCTGCCTCGCTGGTGTCCGGGATTTGCGGCATGGCCGGGTCTTCGACCTCGGCGGCGGCGGCGGCATCATCTGCGGCTTGCTGAGACGCGGCGGCGTCTGCGGCGGCCTGCTGGGCTGCTGCGTCGTCCTCGCCGGTCGCTTGGTCCGCGATGTCGCCTTCCTCGGCGGGTGGCGTGCCCACCTCGGCTTTGGCCGGGTCGTCCGCGGCGGCCTTGCCCGCTTCGGCCTCTGGGTCTTCGATGTTCACAATGGGATCTTCACCCTGAGACAAAAGCTCAATCTCGGCATCCTCGAAGCCCGCTTCCTTCAGGCTTTCCACGGTGAATTCTTCGGGGATGTGGTCATGGTCGGTTTCGTTCACGCGAAAGGTCATGGCGTGTCTCCTTTGGTTGAGTGGTTCAGGCGTCGGTGCGCTGGTTGTCGTCGTCGTAGAAGACGGCTTTCACAGCGAACATGCTGGCCGTTTCGACGTGCGTGAGTGCGATACTCCGGCGGCGGCTTACGGGTAGCTGATTGACCACCTCCGCAAGCTCATTCGCCTTCTGTTTGATTTGATCCACCAATTCATTGTTGGAGGGATTGAAGTCTTTCGCGGTCACGTCGGTAGTCATGTTATGCGTCCTCTTTGTTTGCGGCGCCTGCCTGCTCTTTCAGGCGTTTGGCGCGGTCGGTGATCTGGTTCATGTCGTCTGTTTGCTTACGGGCGGCATCGGCGGTTTCTTCTTTGTGCTGGGCGTTGATCTTGGCGATTGCGACCTTGGCCTGGGCGTCAATCTCAGCGATGCGGATGTCGCCATCCTCCGCGATACGGGCCTTCTCGATCTCTACGGCGCGATAAGCTGCATCAGCGCGAGCGTCGGCTTCTGCAATCTTCTGCTCGTAGCGGGCGGTCTGCTTCATGGCTTCTTCGCGTAGCTTCATCAGCTCACGCTCAAACGCTTGCTGCTGCTCCATGAACCGCCGTTCAATCTCTGACCCTTGGGCGGCGTTCTCGGCGCCATTCCCGCCTTGAAGCTCTGCAATGATCTTCTGAGCCTCGGCGGATGCTTTCTCGGCCTCTGCCTTGGTCTTGGCGGCGTCGGCTTCCTTCTCGGAAAGCTCGGCCATGGCTGCACGCTGTTGAAGATCGTTCTGGGCCTTCTTGGCGGCCATACGCTCGGCTTCTTCCGGTGTCGGGTTATCGGGATCGGCGTCGGGATCCTCTTGGCCTGTCACCTCACGGATGCGCTTCACCAGTTCATCACGCTTCGGCACGTCGAGGGCTTCCACAATGAGGTCCATGATGCCCACAACCATCTGGGGCGCGGTCGAGGATAGACGGCCAGCCAATTCGAGTAGCTGCTCGGCCTGCGCCTGACGGGCTGTTGCGCGCCAGTCTTCCTCAGACACCACAAAGTCGGCTTTGAACTCTGCGATGCTGTTCTCTGGGTCGCCGTTGTTGATCGCCACAAAGTCGGGGTTGCCGCGACTGTCCGTGATGCGGAACTCGTCTTCTTCGGTGTAATACTGCTCCACCATGATGAGAGACTTCTCGCCATGGATGGCGCGGGAGAGGCGCAGGTTATCGAAGAATAGCGATGTGGTGAGTTGGCCTTGGTCCTGACGTGCCAAGATAGCCTTGCCGCTTGTCGCGTTGGTCTTGCGGCCAAGGTTCTCGTCCGTGACACCGCTGACCTGCTGGATCATCTGGGCATCGCGCGACATCATTTCGACGTGCGCGGCGGCAATGTCGCGGTCAGCATCGATTTGGGGGGCGGGCTTGCCTTGCTTATAGGTAATCACGGCATCCGGGCGCGCTGCCTCGTTGCGCAGTTCTTCGATGTCCTCCACGGCCCCTTCTTCCACGGTGACACGGGTGGTCGAGAGGTGGTGCAAGGATTTCGCGGCGCGGCGGTTCAAGTCACGTTGGATGTCGCGCAGGCCACGGATCATGCCATAGGGCATCCCATCACGGGCGCGGCGATAGCCCCAAAGCGGGGTGAAGGGGAAACGGTTGTGGCGGTATGGGCTGCGGCGCACGTCCAGCAGGCCGCTATCGGTCAACAGGGCGCAGTGAACCACCTGACGTGGGCGAGTGGAGAGGAAGGCGCGCCCCTCGTTGTACTCTGCGACGTGGCCGGGGCTGTAGGGGTCGAATAGCTCGCCGTGGAACTGCCCCCCCTTCATCACGGCTGCATCAGGCACCATGCGCTTGAACCAGCACTCAATGACGCGCACACGGTCGCGGTTGGCCACGGCGTTCTGACGGTTGCCGCCGGCATAGCTGTGGAAATGCTCGATTTCCTGAAAATCCATGGCGTCGTCGCCCAGATCGTCAGACATGAACATGCCGCTGCCGGATTCATTGGCTGCACGTTCGATCATCCCGGCCCGGTGACGCCAGAGCCCCATAGCGATGTCCACGTCCAGCCATTTGACGCGCATCTGATACCGGGCGTCCTCAAGGTCATAGCGAACGGCGGTGCTGTCATAGAGCATGGAGCGCCAGTTCTCGGAGCGCATGATAACCTTGGCGTGGTCGTCGTCGCTGCCCTGACAGGCTTCGAGCCAGCCTACACCGGCCTTCACGGCAGATTGGAAGGCATCGGCGGTGGCGCTTTCAAAGTGCGAGGCATCCGAGACGTGCTTGAGAAGCTGCGTCTTGCGCTCGGCGGCCTGCACACCGCGCTCGTTGCGCGCGAGAATGCGGTAATCCATGGTGGAGCGGCGCTGCGATCCGAGAACCCAGTTCACAGAGGTGTGGATCATGTTGAAAACCAGCGGCGCTTGCCCGCGCTCGGCTAGGATCTCAAGTTCATCCTCGGTGAATTGGATGTGGTCGTAGAAGTCCTCGTCCATCGCCATCTGAACGCGGTTCTCTGCCTGCCGGTCGAGCTCACGGATGTAGTGGCCCATGAGGTTCGTGTGCAGGTTCCAGCCTTGCGGGCTGTCCAGCCATGCGGTCTTGCGCTTGAGGTTGCGGTTCGGGTCCGGGGTATCATCCGGCAGGAACGTGTCACCCGGGGCCTTCTTGCGCCCGCCATGATAGACCAAGCTGCCCGATACATCGTCACCGGATGGCCGGTTGCGCTTTTCATCAGGGTTAAACATCGTTCGTGATCTCCGTCTCTTTAAGGGTCGACCCTGACAGACGGTCTTTGATGATAAGGTCGCCTATGGCCTCGGTTCCAAAGTTCGGCTTAGGCGGCATGTTGTAGAGGTCGCGCAGGCTATCGTTGATGGCGCTGAGGATGGGGATGAAGCCGTTGGGCAGAAGACCTTCTTCGATCCAGCCCACGATGGCGCGCTTGGCGTGTTGGCGGTCGCCAATGGTCTTGTCGTCGGACACGGCATAGCGCCACGCCTCACGCATGGGGATTACCACCGGCACGGTGCGGCCTGCGGCAATGGGGCGGGATGCGTCCAGGAGGACAAGGCACGGCTCTGTGCGGCCCTTCTGGTCGTCGTGCGTCAGCCATGTGCCAATGCAAGTGATGCCTTGGTGCGTCCGCTCAAAGTGGCGCTGTGCGAGATTGAGGGCGGGGCGAATAAGAGAAGTCATGCGGTCAATCCTGTGGCTCGGCGGCGGTGCTTGTTGCGCAGCGCGGGGAGTTGATTGGGGGGCGTGTAGCCTTGTGCCTTCTGGCGCAGTGCGTCAGCGGCGTGATTGTGCTCTGAGGGATGCCGGGGGTTCTCGGACCACCACTGCTGCTGATTGTTCCAGCCGCGGGAATAGGCTTCCAAGTGGGCGATGCCCTCTTTGCAGCCTTCCTCGTCAAACTCGTAGTGGCTGAACTCTTGGTAAACCAAGTCAATGCCGTGCTGGACGCGGGCGATCCGGGGAACAATGATCCATTCCCATGTTGGGCGGGTTTCCCTGACCTGCTGAACGGGCGATGTGACGCTCTCAACGCCCTGCTTGGCGTTGCTGCCGTCGTGAGGCAGGTAGTGCGCGCCCCAAGTGCAACCCAAGCTCTCCAGCCAGAGGATGAAGTGCAGGTAGCCTTGGTTGTTGTTCTCGTAGAAGTGCGTCCAGCGGTCCATGGCGCCGATGCGCTGGTGACACCAGATCGCGGTATGGTCGGTGGCGCCGATGTCCCAGAACGTATTCACCGGGACGTGCTTGACCATCGGGAACTTGCCGATGCGCTGCTGAATGCGCGCGTTGGAGATGGCAACGGCGTAGTATTTGCCCTCGTTCGAGGCTTGCCAGCACTCGGAAGGGGTCGAGGGATACTCACGCCACATGAGGTCAGGCGTGTTGGCAAAGTCGTTGTCGCGTTTGTTGATGTACCAAGCGCGCTGGTCGAGGTCCAAAACGCAATCCATCTCGATCTCAACCTTGTCGAAGTATTCATGCTCCTTGGCGCTGATGCGGATGCCTTCGGGGTTGATCCGGTATCCGCTGTCCATCCACCATGCGAAGAAGTGAAAGCGGTAATCTGTGGGCTGTAGCAGCACCTTGGCCTTGTGCTTGGCCTCGGCGCGCTGGCTCATGTCATAGAACGCGCCTGCCTTGCCTTCTGCCGTGGATTCGATGAACACCAGCCCAGTCTTGGGAACGCCCTGTAGCGAGCCGGAGGTGATCTCCATGGCCTTGTCAGGGTACTTGGCCGCGATCTTCCCCATTTCGGAGATATGCAGGAAGTGAGGCGTACCACCACGGGCCGAGGATGTGACTTCGATCGATGATCCGTTGGTGAAGACCATCTGCGTCTGAGTGCGCTCTGTGTAGGGTACAGCTTCACGCACCACCGCGGGCAGATTGTCGTAAGCGAAGCAGACCTTCTTTCGGTAGAGCTTGGTTGCCGCTTCCTTTGTGTGGGCGATCACGACAACCTCTTGATCCTTGTTAAACAAGGCGTGGTCGAGGGCCATGATCTCAATGAGGGTGGAAAAGCCCATCTGGCGGGCCTTGAGGATGATGTTCCGCTCATTGAGGTTCGCCAAAAGCTGCTGCTGCGGCTCGTTGGGCCTGAACGGAACGGCAATGTCGGGGATGTCGTCGGCGTCGTCGTCGCCTTTGGTGGTGATCTTGTAGAGCGCACCCGAGAATATGCGCCATTCCCATGAACCAAGGGCGGTTTTGAACTCGTCGTCGTCCTGCGGCACAAAGTCAGCCGTGACCACCCCTTGTTCGAGGAAGGCAATGCGGGCGTTCAAGGTCGCCAAGTTGCCCTGCGCGATGCTCACTTGCCGTCCTCCGGCTTATCGCGGCGGATCGGGGCTTTCGACATGCGCTGTTGGATCTCGGTGATGGCATCAGCAAATGCGCCAGCCGCGTGTTCAGCCTCCTTCTCGTAGACGCCAGTGTATCGGGCCAGCTTGTCGAGGGCGTTCAGCTTGTCATGCAGCTTGATCTTGGTCTTGCGGACATGGGTGAACTTGGCCTTGCCTTCGCTGTCACTCCCGTCGCGCTCCAGGACGGTTTCTGTCTGTATCTCTGCCAGTGCGTCGAGGTTGTCGTCGTCGGTGTCGTCCATGTTGATCTGAGGCTGTCCCTCGTCGTCAACGCGCATGAACTGGCGCATAGTGGCGAAGCCGACCTTGGCAAGCTCTGCAACGACACGCTCTTGCGTTACACCCTTTTTTTCGGACAGGCGGGCGAACCCGGCGCGGATAGCGTCGTAGACGTGTGGCTTAACCTTACCATTGCTTACCCACTGATAAGCCTTCGATTTGGCGACGGACTTACTGTATCCCGCTGCGATGGCGGCGCGCTCGGTATCCAGGTCAACAAGGTATTCATCCACGAACCTCAGTTCGCGGTTATCCAGCTCACGCTTTTTAGGTGTCTTTTTTGGTGGGGTCTTCGGTGCCAAGAAACCGCATCCTGCTACATTGTGGCGCGGTTTTATGATACCCCACAGGATGTAGCGGGAAAAAGGCGCTTAACCCCCCTAAAAAGGGGTCTGCTTAGATCAGTCTTCCGGGGGCGTTTCGTCTGGGTATGGCGTTGCCTCATAGTCGCTGAGGTATATCCCTACCATGCTGACGGTGTGCGGGCGCTCTGCGTTGTATTCCATGTGGCGGTATTCAACCGTGACCTTGGCAACAACGCCTGTGACCCTTTGCGGCTCTCCGACTTCCGTGGGGCTTAGGCCACGCTGCGCGCGGGTCATGTGGGTTGGGTAGTCCACCCAGTAAACCACTTCATCCCCTACGCGCGGGATAACGCTGGTGTAGATCGTGACGGGGAATGCGTCGTCATTGTCCGCGTCATGCAGGTGAACGGAGTTTGTGATTCCTCTCATGCCTTATCTCCACTCCATAGGCGGGCATACCGCTTGAGGATGCCCATGGTGCGGTCTGTGGGCTTGTAGGGCTCAATATGAGCGGGATCAGTGTTGAGCGCGGCGCGGCGCTTGGCTTCTTCAAGACCCATGGCGATGCTGTTGCTTTCGTCGGGGTCAAAGTGCTTGGTCCCCATAACCTTGTCATAGCATTCTTCGGGTGACAGGGGCTCAATACCAATGGGCGTCACATGGAGGCCTCGCGCCACCAAGTCTGCATCTGTGACCGTGTACCGTGGGCGCAGTGCTTTGGCCAGCAGATCAACCCAGTCGGTGCCCTCTGGGCCTGAGACTTGGATCACATGGCCGCCGATCAGCAAGGCGGGGCCGAGCTTGGTGGTGACGGGCTGGGCATGGGCGGCGTCTTTAATGAACTGCTTTTGATCCATGGGGGCGCTATCCTGCTTTGGCTGGTGCTTGTGGAGGGGGCTACAGACGCAGGGCATACCGGCGCCACAGTCGCACTCTTTCGGCCAAGCCTTGTCGGGGTGGTTCTCGCATACCCGCTCGCGGCCATTGCAGATGGTGCAGGTGGCTTGGCGGGCAAATTCTTCGGCGGGGCGGTATCCAGTGGTGTTCATGGTGTTCCCCTTGTCCCTTGTGAAAAGTGGCCCGCTATTCTCCGGGGGAGGACGCGGGCCTAGTTCAACTGAGGAAGTTGCAGTATCGAGCGGCGTTTTCTGTCCGACTCCCACGGACCAATCCAGCCACGGCCCCGCTGCAATCTACGATTAAGCCAATCGTCCCAACGGGTAGAACATATATGCGTCTTTCACCGGCTTCCCGGCGATCTGAATTTGGTTGCAAGGGTCGGACTTGAACCGACGACCTTCTGGTTATGAGCCAGACGAGATACCGCTTCTCCACCCTGCCCGAGAATATTACCCCTGCCCGATTCGCCTGTCACCACGCTTACCCCCCCCTATTCCGTTCGAACATTTGCCATCAGATGAATGTGCATACATTCCTCCGGGGCCAGCCCTTCGCCCGTGGCGGTTAGTATTTCGATCTTGTTCAGGAGGTCGGTGAGATAGTCGATCTTCTCGGCGGCCTCGCGCAAAACTTCGGGGTAATCCCATATGGCTGAATGGGTATCGCTCTCAGCGTCCCGCGCCACATCACGCAATTTCTTGGGTGTCGTCATGTCTTCCCCTCGGTCTGCGGCAATCCTGTTGCCATAGCTGCATCCCATCCATCGTTGTGGCCGAGGACATAGGCGCGATCCGACCTGTACCGCTCGATCTCCAGCGCCTGCTCGTTCAGCTTGTCACTTACTCGGTCGAGGATGTGGGCGTGTAGGCCCATCGCTGCGAGCCCCTCGCGCATCTTCCAGAGTTCTTGGCACATGGAGCGCACCGCGGCGTCCTTCGGCACGTCCAGTTTCGAAGTGTCTCCCATTACCGTCTCCCCTTCCGCGCTGCGGTGATCAACATCACCCCTCCAACGACGATCACCCAAAGGCCCATGGTCAACCCAAGCCACACCCAGAAGCTCGAAACGTAGAACTGCATGATCTCAAGCATCACTTCCGCCCCTTCTTGCTGCGGCGCTGTTTGCGGGCTGCTTTGACCTTGGCCCTGCTCTTACCGGACGGCTTACGGTTCTCGATGAATGAGCGCGGCGGCGATGGTGGTGGCGGGCTGACCATACCTGCGGCGAAGATCGAGGCGGCGATTGCTCTGAGGCTTCTCATAGTTCCAACTTCTCCAGCCATTTATCCCAACCTTCCTTTGCTTCGATCTGCTCAATCAGCTTTTCTGCGCACTGCGCGAAGTGATCGGTGATCATGAAGCGGCGCTTTTCTCGAAAGTCCCGCATACGGCGGATGTCGCTCGTGTCCTTGAGGATATTGGCGGCGGCCACGGCATCATCCAGCGCACGGTCGCTGATGGTCATGGGCTTGCCCGTTGCGGGGTCCAACATGTCGGTGTTCCAATCCCCGGAGAACCCACCGCTCATGTAGAATTTGACCTCAAGAACGGGCGGGCGATGGAAAACGGCATCTTTCGCAACCGCGTCCGTCCCTTTCCGCCCAGGACGGCCAAGGGGGCCACCATCGAAGCCACCAGCGTTGTAAACGTCTTCAACCTGCTTGCTTGGCATTGTGTCTTACTCCTTTGGCATTTTCAGAAGGTGGCGGGTGATGTCGCGCATGTCTTCAAGGTGCTTGCCCTGCGCGGTGTCGTCCTGTGCGCGAGACGGGCGCAAGCCATAGTCGTAGGCGGCATCCATGACGGCTTGCATGAAATCCACCGCTTCCGGCCCGTCGAGGATCGGCTCGGCTGGCCCGTGTTCCCCGTATTCGGAAACAGTGAACGTCAGGTCGGTGAGGGTGCGGAGGGTGTTGTTCTCCCCCGTCATAGCGAGGCGCAGTGCAGCCCCGCCGGTGAAATAGCTCTGTTGAGCGTGTGCGCGCCAAACCATTAGACGTTCTCCTTCTCGGTGTCGTGGATCTTGTCCCAGACGGGGCGGCCACACTTGGCGCAGTCTGGTCCCCACATTTCAGCCATGTCGGCCTCGTATCTGTGAGGGGTTACGGGTTGGCCGCGAAGTATCCCTATCGCTTGTTGGAGTGTTTCGTTATTGGCATAGATCGCTTCGATCTTGGCTTCGAACGTCACCGGTTTGGACAGGCGCCCGCAGGTGTCGCACTTCCAGTTGATGCGACCAAGGCTATCCCGGCAGACATAGCCGCCAGCGTGAAAGCGTTCGCACCACGCCCGCTTGATGCGGTCCCAGATGGTCATAGTCCCTTCCTCCGTTTAACTGCTTCGATTCCGTGCTGGACGGTCGTGTGGTCCCGGCTGAACAGCCGCGCAATGCGGGACAGTGAAAACCCCTGCTCATGCAGTTCGGCCATGCACTCTTGACGCCGGTGGGCGACATCGTGGGTCCGGGTCGGGCCAAAGAAATCGTGCAAGGGTATGCCCTGCCGACGTGCGAAGTCCGCAGCGTATTCTTCCGGGTTCTTGGATCGGGCAAGGTCCGGGTAGCACTGCGCCGCCCAGAAGTACGCCGTCTGCATTTCCTTTGCGGTAATCGGATCAATCATGCCTCAACCCTCTCGGGCTGCGCGGGGGTGCCGATGCTCTCGACCATCTGGATAAGCGCCCGCAAGGCGTCGGGCTTGCGGACGCGGTAGCGGATCACGTCGCCATGCCGGGGCCGCGTCCACGTCCATGCGTCTCGGACCAGATGCGCGTTTTTGGGAACAACCTGCCTCCCGTTGAGGTCAAGAAACACCTCAAACGCCACATGCTCGGATATGCCAATGCCAAGAACATCTGTTTCAACGATCTTGCCCTTGCAGGGACATCCGCGCCCGTCGTGGTCGATCCACGGGCCATATTCCTGATCTCGGGTCATGCTGCGATACCTCGCTCTTTCAGCTTTTCAGGGGGAACACGTCCGCTGTCCACAAGAGCCCGGGCGGTGATTGGGTTGACCGAACTCGGCGCGACGAACTTGCCGCTGTTGATCCGTTCGGCCCAGAAATCGAGCATTTCCTCTGTTGTCGCGCGATTGGCTTTCTTCGGAGGCCGATGGTTCTTCCAGCGTCCTTCAGCCAGCCAGTTGTCGGACATCTTGAGGTACTGCCGACTGTTTCCGGTGTTTTCGGCCTCATATGCCACGGCAGCCGCAACGATGTGCGCAGGATCGGCACCTGCCTCAACGGCCTCTTCAAAAAGCTGCTTAGAAAGGGTCTCGTCGTTCGGCCTCGGGTGTGCTTCCCAAAACTGATCGAAAAAATCTGTGTGTGTGGCGGTTTCCGACACACAATGGTTCTTTCCAGGTTCTATGGTGAGGTTCGTGTCGCAATTTGAGACTACCCCCGTCTCACCGTTGAGACTTTTCCCCTCGTTTTTTGAGACTACCCCCCCCGTCTCATTTTGAGACTTTTCCTTGGGCTTGGATGATGGGCCAAGCACAACATCTAGGTGTAGCTCGTACTGGTTCGACCCCCGTCCGCCGCTTCCATCACCTTTGCTTTGGCGTGAAACAAGGCCGAGATTTTCCAGTTCCGTGAGGTGCCGAAAGACGGTCGCGCGGCTCATTTCGCACTCGTCAGCGAGACGTTGCGCGGACGGATCGCACCGGTTCGTTTGCTTGTTGTGGAAGTCCGCAAGCTGGATCAGCACAACCTTCGCGGCGGGTTTTAACCCCTTCACGTTGGCCGCCCATATCAAAGCAATTCCGCTCATATGTGGTCCTCCAGCGTTATAGATTTCCCACTCAAATCGGGGTGGCATCCGGCTGTTTTCGATGTGTCCAGCACTGTCACAGGGCAGTTCAATTCGTGGTCGTAGACGATGAAGAAGGTGTACGCGCAAGGACCGCCCCCTACCCGCCACAGGCGGCGTCCCTTCTTGTTCAGGCGGGCGATGAAAGAGACGTACAGGTTGTCGCCGCGCTCTATGGCGTCGATGATCCCGTCCCATATCACCTTTGCATCTAGGCTGGGCTCTACGCGCTCTCCTAAGCGGCGTGAGAAATGGCTAAAGCACTTCCGGCTCGGGTGTACCTGATGGGGCTTGCGGCGGCGCTGGCGGCGGGTCATGCGGTACACTCCCCGTCTTCGTATGCGCCGCAGGTTCGATGTCGAGGGTGTCGATCAGGCTCCTCAAACATATCTGATTGCGCCAATAGCTTTTCACGAAACTGGCCCCAAGGAACCCCGTCGATGAACGTGCCAAAGCCGGTTTCTTCCATTTCATCAGGGAACCGATCATGCGGGTCAGCCCTCATCTGAGCGGCCAGCTTGACGCGGTGGAATTGGAAACATTGGCGGCAATTGCTAACGGTTCCGGCGGCGAGGTCGAATGGCTGCCGCTGCCAAAACCGAAGAACTTCATCGCGCCTTACGTTGGCCGAGACTAGAGGCATCCAAAGCGCCTCACGCGGCTGGTCCGGCATATCGTGCCGATGTGGTTCATCAGCGCGAATACCCAAGGCCTTAACCCACGAATTCCAGCCTTCCGAAACCAACATGCGCTTAGCGGCGCGAACCTTTAATTGCTCGGTGCAAATACGCTTCCGACCGTTCGGCACAAAGCGCTTGTGCAGGATCATCGCTTTGAATGGTTCGCCGTCACGCGCAGCGCTATTGTGGGAGACAACCTCATACCACGGCTTGACCGGACTATACTGGACCCACGTTATCGGGATGGACCATCTGTCAGAAACCTCTTGAACGAAATCAAGCGTTCCGTCCATCTCGCGGCCAGTGTTGGCAAAGACTACGCGGACACGATCAGAGATCCCCCCGTTTGCCTCCGCTATCTGGTGAAGCATGTAGGCGCTGGTGCGTCCACCGCTGAAAGCGATATGCACGTTTCCTTCGGGCAACAGGTATGGCGCCAAACTTGTATCATGAAAGGTCATAGCAGCCGCTCCTGCGTTGGTTCGCCGCCCTCACGGAACAAACGACGCAGGACGGTTTCCCCCTGCCAATCGCGGTCCCAGACAAGCCAGCCATTGCGTTGAGGGGGTGAACCTCCCCCGCGGAAATCGATCTTCCAGCAGCAGACATACGCGCGGCTTACCGGGAACCGGGCGTGAATCTCGTCCATCCCGTTGATGCGGGCCGCAATCCAGTCCCAGTTAAGCAGCATGGCGGCATATCGGACGCCCAGCCTCTCGATGTGTTCCAGCCACCGACCATGCCCGTCGCGCGCCGATACCTCGTTATACGGCGGGTTGGTGATGATGATGTCCGCAGGTGGGCGGCCCATGTTCTCATAGGTGCCGTCCCAGCTATAGAACGGTCGCGTGATGGTCCCGGGGTGGCCCCGGTCCACGATGTCGCTGCCAATCACGTCGAACCCATGCGCGGTAAGCTCACGGGCCATGTGGCCGCCGCCCACGGCGTTCTCCCAGATAGGGCCGCCGATCTCGCGCAGACGGTCGCCTTCGGCTGCGAGGAATGCCGCCGTGGCGTCCCGTGGGGTGGGATCATAGTCCAACGGATCGCGGATTGCGTCAGGCTTCCGCTGTTCAGGCAGCCCGCCGATAAGCATCTGCGCGGGGTGGATCTTGCGCTTCGCTTTGGTCGCGCGGAAAAGGGACTTTGTGGAGGGGGCGTTCATGTATGCTTCTCCATGCTGGCTTTGATCCGGTTCATGATCCAAGCGATGCACGGCACGGCCATGCTGTTCCCAAGCGCCTTGTATTGCGGGCCATCAGCGGCAGGCTTGCCCCGGTAAGTGATGGCGCAGTGATCGTCGGGGAACCCTTGCAGGCGGGCGCACTCGACGGGCATCAGGCGGCGGACCACTGGGCTAAACAAGTGAGGCGGCTCTGATTTATTCGGAATCGTGTGGCAGACTTCCGGCGACGGGACGCTTCCGTTCGTCTTGCATGTGACTTGGTTCGGGTCGAACGCCACCACGGGCGTGCCACGCCCGGTCCCGTCCTCGCTGGCGTCATGGCCCTCGCCTGTCAGCGCGTGGGTGGTGCTGCCGCTTACGGCCACCGCCGCATGGCCCCCGGCGTTCTGGTGGCTGTTGTTGTGGCCCATCGACCGGAGCGGTGTCTCGCCACCGCTGGCGTCGTGCTGGACCTCAGTGCCATTGCAGTCGAAGGCAACCATGTTCTGCGTTTCATCCCCAGCGGGGCCCCCGCTGCCTTTCGACCATTTGGAGGAAACCGTGCCAGCAATTGCACCGTGGTGGCCTTGAACGCGGTCTGGGACCAGACCGCCCGCTAGGTCGAAGTCTGTCCCAAGCCCGCCCCCGCCTTGAGTGCGCGCGCTAAGAGTTCCGGCAACGTCTTGCCCCGCTTCTCGGCGCGGCGGATGATCCCCGCGCAGGCTGTCGGGCTCAAGAAGTATTTGGGCGGGATCGCAGCAGTTTCCAAAGTCGATGACAACGAACACGCGGCGGCGCCGTTGCGCCACTCCGAACCATTGGGCGTCAAGAACGCACCATGCAGCCCGTGCCCTTGGCCCCTCAACCATACCTTCACTTGGCCAGCTTCCCCCGGCAGGACGTGGGAGGGCATCCACTGCGCCGACAAGTCCTCCCAAGAAACACCCGAAGGCGTTGCCTTTGTCGGAGAGCACCCCCGGCACATTTTCCCAGAGGATGGCGAGTTTTCCATCAGGTCGAGCATCGACGATTGCATGGCATGTCTCCACAAATTTCAGGGTAAGGTTGCCGCGGGCATCTTCGGTTCCGCCGCGCAGACCAGCGATCGAGAAGGCTTGGCAAGGTGTGCCAGCCACCAGCACGTCAGGCAGCGGGACACCGCGCGACCGGGCAAGCGCCGGCGTCACTTCGGTCATGTCAGACCACAGCAGCGGATCGCCTTGATTGTGATCTTCGGGTAGCTTGTACCCAAACCGATCTTGCAGAACTGCTCGGGGAAATGGCTCGATCTCTGAGGCGAGACGCCAATCCATCCACGGCGCGGCCACTTCGGGCGCACCAATTCCGCTACACAGGGTCCATCCAATCATGTCTCAACCACCTCCACGCCCTGCGCGGCAAGGATCGCCTTCTTCATGATGAAGGTGTCGGTCGGGTGGCCTTTGCTGTCCTCGACCACCTCGGCGTTGATGCGCTTGTCGAAGTAGACGAAATCGGCCTTGTAGATCATGACCCGGCCCGTCGGGGTGAGGATGGGTCCATCCTTGCCTTGCAGTTCAAACGGGACTTGTAGGCGCAGGTTCTCAATGATCCCGGCGCGCTCAAGGTGGCGCAGTTCGCCAAAGCGGTTGGCCTCGCGTTGACTGTCGAAGTCTATTTCACCAACCGTCACCCGCTTGGTCCCGCGCACACGGCCCTTGTCCGCCCCCGTGGAGGGTTGCTGTTGCTTGCGATAATCTGCTGCGGTGATGCGCTCGGTCATGACGACAATCCCCGCTCGCGGCGCATACGACGAACGCAGCGAACCATGATCTGACGGCGGTCTGCTTTAAGCTCTGACAACGCCGCTTGCTTTCGCTCGATCCGCGCCTGTAGGCGGGCAAGGCGGCGCAGTTCGAGATCGCTGGCGAAGGCCGTCCAAGGGGCACCGCACTGAAACGGTTTAACCACCTCGTTGACCTTGGGGCCGATTGCTTTGAACCAATCCATCGCGGTTGGTTTGCGGGGCGACTTGCTGGCGGTCTGTTCAACACCAACAGTTGAACACCGATTTTCCAGATCGTAGTCCATGGTATCCAGCATATTCACTCCCTGCGCGGCCAGTACGCCGCCTTGATGGTGGTTGGTTTCTCGTCGGTGCTGTGCGCCAGATCGGCGTCCATCACCTTGTTGGTTCGGGTGGTGATGCCGGACCCGGGAACCCCGAACCGATCTTCCATCCCGCGAATGGTTGCCCCGGCGGCGCGGGCCCGGACCATTTCAAGAAGGCGCTGATCCTGAGCCCTGTTCGCCGCCATGGCTCACGCTCCGCTCATTGGGCGCTGCTTGATGAACATTGCGCGGCCCAACCCCTTCACGAAGGCAGTGCGCAGTTCAGCCGTGGCAATCGACTTGACGTGCTTGCATTGGCAGGGCTGTAGAGCCACGCGAAGTGCCTGCACCTCGTCTATCGGGATGGTGACGATGATGTTGTCACCGTCACGTCGAGCGGTTGTTTTCACAGGGCACCCCCGATCTTGCGCAGGGCATTGGTAATGGCCGGAGGTGTGCAACCGATGATGCGGGCCGCCTCCTTGCGACTGATGCCGCTACCCAAAAGGGGGACGATCTTTTCCGCGACCCCTTTGGGGCGGGTCGCCTCGGCCTCTTGAGAACCCCAGAAACGGCGCGCGGCGTCGTTCTCGCGCGCAGCGACTTGAGCAGGTGTCATAGCAATGCCCCTTGTTCTGGCGCCTCTTGGGGCGCGGATTTAATGAGAAACCAGCGTTTGAACCGCTTGCCGTTCTGCTTCACCCAGTCGTCACCGATGGTATGACCGGCTTCTTTCAGATCGAGGATGCGGCGCGGGAGGTGCATCACGCCGAAGTTCTCGACGGCCTCCCAGAAGGTGATCGATCGACCGGCCTGCAAGTGGGCGAGGATCTTGGCGTTCTGCGTCTCAATCATATCTCGACCCCCAGTTCGCGGAGGGACTTGTTCCGATAGAAGGACGCGGCCCGGACATACCCGGGCTGGCTGAACTCAGGCTCTTGAGGCAGGCACTTCCAGCCGCGGCGCTTCATGATCGCGGACACCGCGCGCGCTGAAAGGCCGATCTCTTCGCCGATGTCCTTATGAGTGCAGTCCCAGTTGACAGACTGAGCAGCCCGCCAGACCAAGAAGTCATTGGCCCGGGCGCTCATGCTGCACCTCCTTGCGCAGAGCGCTGGAATCGAGTGTAGTCGATCCCATGAAAAAACTTGCGATCATTCTCGCGCTTCTGGGCGCTCCGGCTGCGGCTGATAATTACCTTTCCGTTACTGCGGAGAAGCTCCACGAGTTCTGCACACCAATCAAAGATGGTGGCTGTGAACCAAACGGCGATGATGTCTGGGAGGTTTGCGAGGTTGCGACGATCCTTCAGGTCGCCTCCTGCGGCAATTACATCCTTGGCGTGATCGACGGAATGGATCAACAAGCAATGATTGATGGGAAGAGCAGCAGTGACATCTGCGTCAGACCCAGTAATGAGATCAAACGAACCGACCTGAATGATGTGGTCTTGAGGTACCTTAATGAACAAAACGAGGGGCGAAACCTCTCTGCGTCCATATCTGTTTGGCAGGCTCTCAGCAAAGCCTTCCCCTGCTGAAAGAACGGTGCGCAGCGCACATTCTTTGACATCATAAGGCCGATAGATGGATGTTTTTAAACTCATTTTGACGCCACCGCCTTGCAATCACGGGACACCCTGCCAATATTATTAGCAGTGGACTTCCAGTTGAACAAAGAGCGGGGACAATCAATGCCAGCCTTACGAGACATCTTTTCGATGTCGTCATACCAACTAGCTGGAAACATGCCCGTAGTGCGGGCATGTCTGATCATATGGAAAGACACACCGAGCCGCGCCATAATGGCTTCTGGCGTCAGGGCATCGATAATCTGATGGACAGGTTTCTTGCTCATAGCTCGTACAATGCTAAACTATTTAGCAATCGTCAAGCTAACAGTTCAGATTTGCGCCAAGTATCTTGGCATATCATTATGCAAGGTATGAGCAAAGATGATGAAACGCCCCGCCCCTACTCCGATATTGCCGAGCGCCTAAAATGGCATCGGACACTCCTAGACATGAATCAGGATGAGTATGCTAGGTCGATTGGGGCGAAGCGGTCTGCGTTATCACTATGGGAGGCTGGAACTCACCGCATGTCCTTAAATGCTGCGCTGGATTTGCGCAGCAAATACGGCCTCTCGCTCGACTTCATGTATGAAGGCATTGATGATGCGTTGCCGATGACCTTGCGCAATGCTTGGCGCGACAGGCCCTGAGTTAGCGCCTCTAAGAAATCTATTGTAAAACCTGTAGCAGCTGCGCCCTCGCGCAGTTGTTCGATTCTGTCCATAATGTTCCCCTTTTGGTCCAATATTCTAAACTAGGCAAATATATGCAGCCCGGTCAATGCTAATCCGATAAGTTAATATTTTTAGCTTTTCCGTATTGCGTTGCTAAGTTTTTTAACATACCTTCTTTCTGTAGCCAATCCCGGCACAGGAGGAAGAAATGATCTTGGCACACATCACTCCCGAAGGCTTGAAGCGCGGCCTTACGCCCGCTCGCCTTAACCGTCTGATCGAGGACATCGAGCGCGATGCGTTTGACGTTTTCGACCTGGACCCCATCGACTTCACCATCATCAAGGATGGCAACTCTGGTGGTTGCCCACCGGCGCAGCAGGTGGCGTCATGAGCAAGTTGATGGAATACCGTACGATCAAAGCGGCTGAGCGTTCATCGAAGCAATATATCGCACTGATCGGCAAAACGACAACAAACTCCACGGTTGCTCAGCGCAACGGAGAACATGCAACGGCGGGATCGCTGCACAAATTTGCAGTGCAAACGCAAATCCACTTCCAGCCCTATGACGGGGCGACAAACTACCACGACTGCAAGGCATTTGACGCGGCCCTGACACGCGCAGCGCGTGAACGCTTCACTGAGTTGCGCGACCGCGCCTTTGAAATCCTGCGCGAAGATGCCGCCAAGTTGGCCGAAGAAGCCAAGGCTGAGTTGCAGAAGGAAATGGACGATATTTCTGAGCAGGTGGCGTCATGACCCTGTTCACCGCCTTCCACCCATCTACCGGGTTCACCCCCGTAGGTGATTGCATCTGCGAAGAATGCGGCAAGAACGATCTCCTGCCTGAGCAGATGTCCGACAACCACCGCTTTGGTTATCCGATCTGCGCCGAATGCGCGGAAATGATCCTGAGCGGCTACGTCCACTGCAATGAATGCCGCGGCAAGCCTGCTGGCATCCGGCGCTATGACGCTGTTCGCGGCGAAAGCTACACCGACTGGTGCGTTCGCTGTGATGGCCGCCGTAAGGTGTTCGTCGGTGTCCTGCCCCATCTGCGCGAAGAAGCGAGGGCAGCCCAATGATCCCGCTCCGCAAAGACGACATCATCACGCTGTCCCAGCCGTCCCGCGAGGTTCGCGCGCAGGACCGCAAACCGGTGCGCTACAAGCCCCTGCCCGTCCAGATGTTCATTGCTGGCCTCATGCTTTCCGTCGCTGCGCTGATTGGTGGTCACATCGTCAGCAAGGGCGTGGCGAACTTGGCGCACTTCAATGCAACGGAAATGCCGTTCACCATCCGGGGGGCATACTGATGTCCGCTATCACCCCGATCACGCAACGCGCGATCCACACCTACACCTGCACCGACCTGACGAAGCCAGCTTTGGCGATCATCGACGGTTGTCCTTGGTTGTTTTACGACCCCTCGCCCCTTCGAGCGAAAAAGAAGGCTGACGAGTGGCGCCGGGACATGGTGCGCCAAGACAAGCTCATTCCAGCCAAGACAAAGGCTGAGTGGCTTGGAGAGGCGCAGGCATGATGCGCCAGCCTTCCACCTTCTCCGAGCTTTACCGCTGGCACAACGCGGCCATGGCCGGAAAGAACCCGCCTGTGCATGATGGCGAGCCCCAGTGCGGCTATTTTAAGCGCCGCATGATTAAGGGCGGCCCGTGGGTGCCAGTGCGTATCTTCGTTGAGCGCGAGATTGACCCGGAAACGGGCGAGCTTGCCTCGGACGAGGTGCTTTGCATCGAGGTGGAAGGCATTCGCAAAGACGACCCTGCCGATCAGTGGACGTATCTAAAGCCCATCAGCCGCGCCGAGTTCAACCACCTCACCGACTATCGCCTGCGCGACACCCGGATGATGGACCCATATCGGCCAATCGACCTTTCCGAACAACCAACACCACCCCAAGGAGTATTTTAATGCTGGACAAGACAATGGACGCCGTGACCGAAGATGCAACAGAAGTTGTAGGGGCGGAGAAAGTCACTGAGCAAGAACCTGTCTATGTAGTGTTCGACACCGAGACGACCGGACTGTTCATCTTCCGCGACAAGGAAACCGGCAAACCCGTGCCGGCCGATGATCCGCGCCAACCCCGCATGGCCTCTTTCGCTGCAATCCTCGCTGATGCGGAAGGCAACGAGATTAGCCGCGAGAAGCACTTCATCAAGCCCGATGGCTGGACCATCGACGGCACCTATGCCGCTGAGGTCAATGGCCTGACTGATGAGTTCCTGAACAAGAACGGTATCTCAGTAGCAGAGGTTCTGGACCTCTGGGAAAGCTATGTTGAGCGCGGACTGATCGCAGCGGCCTTCAACGCTCAATTCGACATGAAGATGATGCGAGCCGAGCTACGCCGCGCTGGCCGTGACGATATGTTCGAGAAAACCCGCAACACCTGCCTGATGCGGGGTCTCGCCCCCTACAAGGACGAGGGCCTCTGCATCGTGCGCGGCTACGTCAAGCTGTCCGAAGCATGTGAATACTTTGGCATCGTCAATGCTGACGCACATGACGCGATGGCCGATGCCGAGGCTGCGTTGGGCATCCTCAAGAAACTGATCGAGACGGGCCGGGTGATTGAACCCAAGGTCCATTACGCGAAGGAAACAGCAAATGCTTGATGAAGTAAACGAACGCGCCGTGATCGGCGGTAATCGCCCACCCGCCTACGATCTTGAAGTCCTGACCGCGCACAAAAATACGGCGCATGAGTTCCTCAAGGTCACTAAGCAGTGGCTCGACATGGACTTGATTAAAACCCCTGAACACGCGGAGCAGGTCACAGACCAGATCGACGGACTGCGCAAGCTGTGGAACAAGATCGATAAGGCACGGAAGGCAGAGAAGAAGCCCCACGATGATGCTGCGCAAGAGGTTCAGGACGCCTTCAATCCACTTCTGACCAAGGTCAAGACTGCGGGTGACAAACTCAAGCCCAAGCTGGCCGCTTATGCCAGCGAGCAGGCGAAGATCGAAGCGAAGAAGAAGGCCGATGCCGAAGAAAAAGCCCGCAAGGCCGCAGAGGAAGCCGAAGCCGCCCGCAAGGCCGCCGAGGAGTCGAACGACATCGATGCACAGGTTGAGGCCGAGGAACAAGCTAAGGCCGCTGCTGCGGCACAAAAGGCAGCAGCCAAGAAGACCACCACCAACGTGAAGTCTGCCAGCGGCGCGGGCCGCACGATGTCGCTGCGCAAGATCAAAGAGGTGGAGATCACCAACGCCAACGTCCTGTTCATGGCGATCCGCGAAGAACCGGAGGTTCAGGAAGCCTTGGCGAAAGCGGCAACCCGCATTGTCCGCGCGTCTGGCTACGACAAAGGCAAACCTCTGCCCGGCATCAAGGTGAATGAACGTGAGGTGATGGCTTAATGCCCCGCCCGCTCAAATATCTCGAAGGCGACCGGATCACCGACCCGCTGGACGCGATCAAGGAGATTTTGGCGGGCCGGTACATCATCGACGGCGGAAAACGCCAACACCCGTCTTGGATGGGTGCTCAGCAGCTTCACCAGATCAACGCAGCAACGAAGCGCGGGCATCTGCGCTTTGCCATCCCAAACCCCGAACACCCTGACAACAAGGAACCACAGAAATGAACCTGCCAGTAAAAACCACATCATCCCTTTTGATGGACCCGGAATCCTTCAACCACATGCAGCGCGTCGGCAGCATGTTGGCCCTGTCGCCTTTGTTCCCCGAACACCTGCGCAAAGGGTCCAAGGACATCGCTATCGCCAATGGCGTCTTGGTGATGAACATGGCCGCGCGGCTGAATGAAGATCCTCTGACAGTTGCCCAGAACATCTACTTTGTCTCCGGCAAGCCGGGTTGGTCCTCGTCTTACATGATCGGCAAGGCCAACCAGCACGGTGTTTTCAAGAACCCGATTAGCTGGGAGATCAAAGGCAAGGGAGAAAGCCTCTCTGTCACTGCGTTTGGCGAACTGTCTTCAACCGGCAAGCGCGTCGAAGTAACCTGCGACATGGCGATGGCGAAGGCCGAAGGCTGGACGAAGAACAGCAAGTATCAGTCTATGCCGGAGCAGATGTTGCGCTACCGCTCTGCCACGTTCCTGATCCGCCTCTACTGCCCCGAAGTGATGGTTGGCGTCCCGGCGCAGGTTGAGATTGAACTTGGAATGAAGGACGTGACGCCGGACGACTATGCCGACTACCGAGCGGCCAACCAGAAGCCCGCCCAGCCGGAACCGGAGGATGTTGAACTGGTACCGGATGAAGAACCGGCTGGCGAGCAGGAACCGGCTCCTAAAGAAGAAACCAAGCCAGAACCGAAGCAGGAAGAAAAGAAGACTGCCGAGACAAAGGCCGAGGATAAGCCCGCGGAGAAGCAGGACAGCAAGACCGCGAACGGACCAGACGCCGAGCAGTTCCGTGGCCTCTTTGATCGCATTGTCGCTGACATGCGCGATGGTTTCCCCGTCGATGAAGTGGTCGATGTTTACAAGGCCCAAATCGAGCAGATGGAGAAGTCCGCGCCCTCGCTGCACAAGGAACTGCTGGAAGAAATGGAAGCCTGCCGTAAGGCCGAGGCCGAAGGCGAACAGGGTTCTGAAAGCTAATGCGCGAGCAGGATCTCATTCGCGCGGTATGGACAGGGCAATCGTTCGTCCCTGACGGCCACTATGCGCTGGCGCAGGCCCGCGACCGGCTGGGCGATGGTCAGGTGGTGAATCTCGACCTCGACCCGGAGCGGTCAGCGAAAAGCCACAAGCACCAGTTTGCCTTCGTCCGTACCGCGTGGATGAACCTGCCCGAGCATCACCTCGGGACACCCTACGCAGTCTCTACGGAAGCCCTGCGTAAGTATGCGCTGATCCAAACGGGTTACTGCAACACAGAAATGATGGCGATGGGAACGACGGAGCGCGCCAACCGAGCCGCAGCCCTCCTATCGCGCGTCTCAACGAATATGCACGGCTTTGCCATCACCAACGTGATCGGCACCGTCGTCTACTGCCACACGCCCCACAGCCAAAGCATGAAGGCAATGGGCGGCGAGGCCTTCAAACGCAGCAAGCAGGACATGCTTGAATATCTGGCCGACATGATCGGCGTCACCGCCGACGAACTGGCGAAGATGGGGAAGAAGGGGGAGACATGAACTTCTTATTCGGAGCGGTAGTCGGTAGCGGCGCCATGCTGGGCCTCCTGATCTGGCTATTCCTGATCGGCCACAAGAGACGTGTGCGCCGCGCGCCTGCGAGCAATGAGCCGACACCCGGTCAGAAGCTCGAAAACGCGCGCCGCTACCTTCACCACATCGCCACGACAAGCTCAGTCGCGCAGGCCCAGAAGGTCGCGCGCAAAGCATTGAGGGAGACATCATGAGTAGAGAAGTTCCCGAGTGGGTCGGAAAGACCGACAACACCGCGCTTCCGCCCCGCGTTAAAATTCGCATCTTCGACCGCTGCGGCGGCAAGTGCGCTGAGTGCGAACGCAAGCTGGGTGTCGCCGGAGAAGACCCAGAGTTCGATCACATCGTCGCGCTGATTAACGGCGGCGAAAACCGCGAAACGAACTTCCAGTGCCTATGCCGCGGCTGCCACCGCGCGAAGACCAATATCGACGTTGCCACCAAGTCTAAAGATCGCCGCGTCAAGGCAAAGCACCTCGGAATCGAGAAGAAGAAGCAACGCCTTCCGGGATCGAAGGGCACCAAGTGGAAGCGCAAGGTCGACGGCACCGTAGTGCCAAGGAATTGAGTTCCCCATCACGGGGATAACGCGGCCACGGCGACCCAGTGGCATACGACAACCGCGCATACACGCGGGCATTTTGTGAAGTCGGACCCCCAGACCGCCCCGCCGTTCGCGCCACCTCCACATGAGGGAGCGGCGGGGCAAACCGACACAGGGAGGGAATATGACCGCTAAATACATCGAAGACCGCGAGCTGATCGCGATGGCCCGGGAGATCGGGTGCAATGACGAAATGGTGCAGCGCCTCGCTGACCGCATCGAAGCCCTGCGCGGCGGCATGGCTGCGATTAAAATGAACCCTTCGCTGGCCTCCTGCCAGCTTATCGCATCACAATCCCTGAAAGGAAGCGTAGCGTGAAATCCGATCTCCATGACATCGATGTGATTTTCCAACATGCCACGGATCGTGCCGTATGCGTCCGCGCCGACGAGGATAGCGAAGACCAGTGGACCCCGCTTGCTTTGTGCGAGGTAGAAGGCAACCGGGCGCGCGGGGGCGTGGTCACGCTGACCGCACCACAGCGCATCCTTGAGGAAAGGGGGCTGGTGTGAGCATTGATGAACTTGCTGAGGCCGCAAAGCTGGTGAGCGACCACATCAACGAAGTGGCCGACGTTGCGGAGGATGCCGCCCGGTTTCGCGAGGTTCGCGCGACGATATACGTCAACGCCATTCACGGACTCGGATGCACCGAGGAAGAGGCAACCGCCTACGCTGACGGCACATCGGAAAAGACTTTTGTGCAGGCGTTGATTGAGCGCTTTGAAGGGGTGAATGCCACGGACCAAGCCGAGCGCATCGCTGATTTGGAGGGGGAGCGAGACCGCTGGAAAGACAACTGCCAGAGTGCCACAGGGACCATCGGCGTAATCCGCGCTATGATTGGTGAAATGTTTGGCGCCACCGCCAGCATTGAAAGCCAAGATGCAACACTGCTGCGAGGTCCAGAGCCTAAGCATGATGGAGAAGCAATCCTTGAAGCGTTGCAGCGGGTTCAGTCTGCTCTTGAGACTAACCGCAATGCACTGCTGACCCCGACACCGCAGGAGGCGGCGAAGGTGCTGTTGACCGAATGGATCGACCACGGGGAAGGGGTGCAAGGTGAACTTTCACGCTATGAGCGCGGGGGCGATGGCTGCATGTATCCTAGCATCGACGGAACTTGGGTTGACTTCAAAGCCGTGGAATCCGCTCTACGCACTATCTCGGAGGACAGCCATGAGTAACGCACGGGAAAAACTAGCTGAATACCTGTATGAGCAAGGCATAAGTGAGGCCTACTTTGACGCAGTGCAGGACCAAAACAGGCCGATACTGGACGGGGAACGGGCTATCGCTGACGCCATTATCGCCGCACTGCCGGGGCTGGTGAAGCTGTTGGAGTGGGAAAAGTCTTGGGCTTGGGGTCTCGATTTGTGGACCTCCGAGGGTTTTGAAATCAGCCACTCAAAGGATCAAGGGTGGTGGGTAAAGGGTGGCGGGACTACAGCCTTTTCACCACAGAGCCTAGAAGCAGCCAAAGCCGCCGCACAGGCACATTACACAGCGCAGATCATGGCAGCGTTTGGGATCGACGCCGCCGCAATGAAGGAGGGGAAGGACGCATGAACGTCGAGATCCCCCGCCTTGCGGTCAAGGAAACCACAGCCGCGAAGATGCTGGACTTGCCTGCATCGGAGTTCCGGCGGTTGGTTGGTGCGGGTGCTCTGCCGCCCCCCTGCCGATTAGGCGGGCACGATCGATGGCGCGTAAGCGATATTGAAGCCATACTGAACGGCAGTGCCGCACAACCCGACGAGGACTTTGAGCTTTGA